CTCTAAAGACATTGCCTCCTATATTGACAGCAGGAGAACTGAACTACGTCATCACGACTTTGTGTAATGTTTATGCGCACGAAAGTAATCATAAGTTCTGCTATCAAACATTGAATGATATCGTTGGAGCGTTGGAGAGCTGCAAACTCGAATACTATCGAAGGGTCGTTGCTCCGTACGAAGGAGTTAAGATTAAAGAAAATGGAGATGTATTTTAAAGTACTTCTTGCATTATTTTTAGAACGATATAGTATTGAGAAATCATATGGGAAAGACATCGCCAGATAACATCCAAAAATTAATTAAGCAAGGTCGCTTAATTCCAGTTATTAAAAGCACACAAGACGGTAAACATTACCTGATTGGATATAAGCGTAAAGCTACGAGCCGTAAAGCAAAGACTAATAGCTTTATGCTACCACAACCTGAAGAGATTACTCTTCCAGAAAATTTTAAAATTTAATAGTGGATTACTAAAAACTAGTATCCAATATTGAGAAAACAAAAAGGAGGTGAAATAAAAATGATCGATTATACAAATAAGAATCTTCGTCCGAAGACGTTCTTTGTCACGATGGAGCGCAATCGCGATGGTAGCTTTACCGTCAAGAAGGCAAAGGTGCTTAACCGCACCAACCAGTTCCAGCGTAGTATCCAGCGCGTTGACGCTCGCGATATCACACGTGCAATTAAGACCAACGACCTTAACGTTGCTTAATTTGAACTGAAAACAATGAGGAGACCGACTGCTATAATTTAGGAGTCGGTCTCTTTTTTTCTACTTTAATCTTGCAGTCCCTTAAACAATTTTATACTATTAGAACATGATGGATATTTCAGAAATTAATAAACGATTTAAAAAGGCTCTAGCTAAAGATCCTTCCGTACTTACCTGTATTATTACGGGGAGAACACGACCTACGAATAGTCAGTATTTAGAGGAGAAAGCCAAAGTAGCAGGATCAAAGGAAGAGTTCCTTAAGCATTATATTTGCCGGGATGCTCTTACTTTATTGAAGGCAGGGAAAACACCATCCGAAGTTCGTCAAGAACTTGGTGTCGAAGGCGTTACTATTGCATTAGGAGATGCCTTTATTCAGCGCGCTATCGAATTAAACGGGAAATAAGCTTGCGTTCCCCTCAAGGAATCTATACTATTAAAGAATCATGAAGACAATACCTAAACAGTTCAATAAGAAGGGATTTAACTACAAGCAAGTTAAACGCGAAGGAATGAAGGCAATCTTTGAGCAATCGAAGAAAGATCAAGAAAGCGTTTCGTTCGAAGTAGTTAAAATTACTAAGCATAATGGGTACGAGCTTGGAGGGCAGAAGATTCCTCCCGGTGAAGCATATCCTGGTTCTTCTCAATGGGGAATCTCCGGATGGACATATCAAACTCTGAAGGATGCCGAAGCAAAGTTTAAGAGACTTTAAGCTTGTAATTCCTATAAGAAAGCATCATAATAGATGTCTATGAAAAATAAAAACTGGATGGATTATTTGAGTAAAGAGCAGATTAATAATATGCTCGAAAAAGCTAAGGAAGTTCCTTGGGCTAAATGTATTAAAAACGAATCAATGCTGAAGGAATGGACGTTCCATTGGTACGATGATATGTTCTGCGGGAACCACAAGCCTACAGAGAAGGAAATTAAAGATAGTTTCCAAAAACAATATAATGAATTTATAGCATTATAAGCTTGTAATTCCTTTTAGATTCCACCATAATAATAACATGAAACTTAATCATATCGTATCCACTTCGTTTACACCTGTTAAAGATGTTCAGATTCCTGAGATCTACTTCCGTCGCGTTCGTTCGAACATTCCTGAGATTGATGAGATGTTCGGAGGAGGAATCCTACCCGGTTCTTGCACCACTCTATCCTCGAAGGCTGGTGTAGGAAAATCTACGATGGTTCTTCAGATCCTCGACGGTATGTCGAAGAATGGCAAGAACATCGGATATATTAGCGCCGAGGAGTCTATTCATCAGGTTGCGTTTAGCTGCCGTCGACTTGGTATCAACAATGTTGGTATCTGCAACGAGTCAAAATTCAGTAAGATTCTCACGTTCATGGACGGAATGGATCTGATTGTTATCGATTCGTTTCAGGCTATGGATAAGGGTACCCTCGACGAGCGTACTGCTATTGAGAAGCTCATTGAGCACGCCAAGGCAACGGAGTGTGCGGTTATTATCATCTGTCATCTTACCAAGGGTGGGGTGATGCGCGGTAGCAATCATCTTACCTACGCTGTCGACGTGAATATGTTCGTTGAGATGGGTGAGTCTGCAGACTTCCGTAGGATCTACTTCTCTAAGAATCGCTTCGGTCCTGGAATTGATTACGTTTGCTCGTTCACAAGCCGCGGGTATGACTTTACCGCGGTAACTGCTAACGCTGAAGACGGTGAGAAGAAGAGCAAGAAAGCTGATCGTAAGGAGAAGGCCAAGGAAGAGATTCTTAAACTTGAAGGACAGTTCAGTGTCACCGATGTCTGTACTGAACTAGGTATGGATGCAACGCGTGCTAGTTATCTTCTCCGAGAGCTTACTCTTGAAGGTAAGCTTAAGAATAACAAAAAGCGTGGACTCAAAGCACGCTGGACTGTAAATAAAATCGAAGCAACAATTACAAAACACTAATATGAGCGCAGGTAAAGGAGATAAATCACGAGTCAAAGATATCAAAACATATCGAGAGAACTTTCCCAAAACAACAGGCAAGGTTGAGGGGTTTGTCAAGGTAAAGGGTAAGCTTGTTAAAAAATACTAAGAGAATGACACCCGAAAAATTTAAAGCACGTGATCACAAGCTTCGTTGCGATTTTACTGATTACGAGAAATACGAAAAATCATTTCGTTGCAAGCTGAATAACTTCTTAGAGGATAAGTTCGGTACAAGAAAGCTCTGGCAGCTTATTCCTTTTGTTCCTCGTTGGGCTGACCTCTACTACTACGAGAAGATTCGCCCTATTTTTAATCCACAGAACAATCGCTACAGGAAAGCTATTCCTTGTACCTGGACTGACGTATCATCTCTTATTGAGATCGTAAACTTTGAGTTCATTAAAGGATTTTACGAGGGTGAGTATCTTCACGGTAATACTGATTGGGAAGGTACCGGTGAACACGCTGTAGAGTTTGCTCGTTGGCTTGAGTCAGCGTACGATTATATTACTATTGAGCGTCCACAATTAGAGAAAGATATGGATAATGCCTACCCCCCTCTTCGCCCGATCGAGGAGTGGTTTGAGCCTTGTGAGACCGATGAAAATGGTAAAGTCAAAATGCTCAAGATGAAAGATGACGGTAAGACATATGAAGAAAAGTATAGTGAGGTAAATCGTCTCGAACAACTCATTCAAGATAAGGATACAGAAATTTTAACACAGCTTGTCAAAAATCGTCATTTCTTTTGGACATAATTTAACAGTTGGCTATTCCTGTATAACAAACAGCTTAAATAATTACAGCTATGTCAAATACAGAAGACGCTCCTCCTCTTGATTCAACTCCTGTAATTGATCGTAATGCCGTTAAATGGAGCGGGTATTTTGTCTCAACTGATCAAGCTCAAGAACACCTAACAGAAAAGGCAAAAGCGTTTGCAGTTACAGAGAATAAACTCGTGTTATCCGCTAAGAAAGAATTTGTAAATAGGCACTTTCGCGGATACTTCCTTTATCGTTTTCTAATTGTTTTAACAAATAAATAAACTAATGAACTTTAATAAATTAGTAGACTTTCTTCTTACAGAGGCTAAAGCGAAAGCCTCAAAAGCTAAGGCAGGATATGTTGCTCATACAGTAAAGGGTCAACGCTGCGATGAATGTACGATGTGGAGGTCTCCTAATAAGTGTTCCGCTGTAGCTGGAGATATTAAACCGAATGCTTGGTGTAAATGGTGGAAGAAGAGTCATAGAAAAGCAGCATGAATGTTTTTCTTGATATGGATGGTTTGTTAGCTGATTTATTTGGAGCAATTAGCTCTCGTTTTTTTAATAAACCTTATAACGAGCTAACACCTGAAGAAAAAAGCCAAGCTAAGAAGATTTGGTATGATAGAGAGCATTTTGTTGATAATTTTGGCAATGTTGAAGATTTTTTTGCAAATCTCAAGCCGTTTGGTAAGAATGGAGAACTCACAAAAGCTATTATTGATACAGTAGTAAAAGAAGCTGGTGGCTATAGCATTTGCTCTCATCCAGCGAGCATTGATTCTAAAGCCTCAGAAGCAGGCAAGAGAATTTGGATACATAAACATCTCAACCCACTTCCTGACGAAATGTACTTCCCACAAAGTAAAGCAGAATATGCTCTAAGTGATGACGGGGCTCCAAATGTTCTTATCGATGACTTTCCACCTTATATAGCTGCTTGGAGAAATAAAGGCGGTATTGCTATTGAAATGCGTACCGATGGCTTTAATAGCGTTGAACAGGTAAGACAACATCTTACTACAGGGTTAGCAAAGGCGAGAGAGCAAATTGAAGCTTCGACGGTGAAAGAATCTTTTAATAGTATTGTTGCAAAACTACTATCGGATTTTAATTATTAATAGTGAAAATTATTGATAATATCTTACCCGCTGACGACTTTAGACTATTACAAAACGAAATATTATCAAACTCTGTTCCATGGTACTTTGGACGGAAAGCGAATAGTTCATCACAACCTGAAAACCCTTTTTTGTATGGTTGGTTCAGTAATGTATATTATGGTGGTAATTGGATGCTCGGTGAAGTAGGTGAGTTGATTTATACCCACGCTTTACAAGCTCTTAGAACTGCTGGAGAAACAGTATCAGAGTTAAAGCGTGCTCGTCTTGTTTTGAATACAGCAGCAGACGAGAATTATAAATTCGGTACACATTGCGATCTCTCATATCCTCACAAAACCGCTATCCTCTATATAAACAACGCAGATGGTAATACCTTTATCTACAACGAGACGTACGATTTTAATCCAACAACTGATAGTGTTGAATTTCTGAAAGAAACAATCAAAGATCTAACAGTAATGAAGGAAATAGAACCCGTTGAAAATAGATTAGTTTGTTTCGACGGAGCACACTATCATTCCGGCAATACACCCACAACTGTACCGCGTCGAGTTGTTTTAAATATCAATTATATTTCTGCTTGAGCTTCCTACTATATAATATATATTAATAGCAATAAGAGTGTTAAATCACTCAATGATCTTTGATAAATATTTTCGGGGGCGTACTGGTTTCGACTCATAGTCGGAGTTTGTATTGCATGCAGTAGTTAATCTGTGGCTACTTTAAAACGGATTAAAACATAAATGCAAAAGCTATTGCTAATGCAGTTAAGTCAGTCAAGTCATTCATGACAAACGTTGCTGAGTTCTTTTCTTTCGAGAACGAACTCTGTCTCGCGGCTGCCTAACACTAAGAGATGATCCTATTAAATCTCTTAGCATAATAATAGGTTAGAGTGGTATCTACGACACTCGTAAAACAAGTGTAGGGGGTGGATGTAGACTCTTCACTATATTAGGCAGACTTTAAAAGATAGGCCGGTAAGCCATAGCAGCCTTTAGTCAATCAAATGCTAAATTTACCTAAGCGTGTAGAAGTACAAATAAAACATTATGAACACAGGGGTTCGACTCCCCTCGCCTCCACCAATTTACATAAGTATCTATATGGCTTCAACACGTTTAGCGCATACAAGAGATATAGCACAGGGTAAGATACCTGTCGACGGTCCTCAGCGTTCACCGCAATGGGCTCGAGTTCGAAAAGAGCATCTGTTAAATAACCCAAAATGTGTTGTATGTGAAGGTACTAAAAGTCTTAACGTACATCATATTAAACCATTTCATATACACCCTGAACTAGAATTAGACCCAAGCAATCTTATTACTCTGTGTGAAGATGCAAGTTATGGTATTATTTGTCATATCCTTATTGGTCATTTGGGCAATTATAAAAATGTTAACCCAAATTCTGTTGATGACGCTAAAGTCTGGAATGCTAAGTTAAAAGAACAAAATTACGAAACTAGCTTGCCAAAGAGCACAGCAGGTATTAATATATAAAGCATAAATAAATTTTAGACAGAACTCGGTGTAACCCTCTCCGCGATCATCGCGAAAGATTGTGTGAAGGTTCTCGGGTCTTCGTGAGCCATAACAAAACTAGAACATAATCAAGGACGCTTGAGGTTTTTAGGACAAAAAGACTCACACCAATTTCTTTAGTAATGCTACCAGACGCACGTCTCAAGTCGTGGGAGAACGGATACCGAAGCCGTTGTGAATGCAGAGAGATGAAGAAAAGAAAGCAGAGTTCGAACTCACCCCTATTGCCCTGATCAGGTGATAGGGGTTTTCTTTGTTATCTAGCATAATTATTTATATGCCGGATAAATTTATTATATTTACAACACCAAGAAGCGGATCTGGTATGTTGTGTGAATTTTTAAGCGCTCAGCAAAATATTCGCTGTCGTTACGAGCTTTTAAAAGGCACTAAGATTCCGGTCATGGAGTTTTTGACAGAAGACGGTCGTCGTGAAATGGATGGGCTTTTAGGTGATGATCCTTCTTTGCGTGTAAGAAATAGAAATAAACACTTTAAGAAATACCTCCAGATAATTGAGAACAGTAAACCGCTAAAGTATTTTGGCTTTAAAGTATTCTACGGTGATCATATAGAGAGAAAAAAGATATCTGCCGATGATATCAACATTTCAACTCAAGACTTTATACAGTACATAAAAGATAATAATATTAAAATAATACATTTAACAAGAAACAATATCTTTGCAAAATATATTTCACATATAACAGCAAAAGCGCTCGGTTACTATAATACAAAGAGAATACTTGATACTGACATACACCCCGTTAACGTTGTTTACAGTAATTTTATCAAATATAAACAAAAAGTACTTAAAGAGCAAAAAACAGTTACAAAATTGTGTATCACAAATTATCTTCCGTATTTGCATGTAACGTATGAGGAATTAACAGGTCCTGAATACGCTAATTTTTATAAAACAATACTCGAGTTCCTTGGCGATGATCCTGCGCTGTTCACGGATATAATAAAAAGCAATAAGCAGAGATCAAAGAAGGTCAATGTTTTTACAATGAAGGAGAAGATTATAAATTTCGATGAACTGCTAGAACAAGCAATAGCTGCGGAAGATATCGATTTAGTAGATTTATTAAAAAGCGGAATATAGCAAAGATTAAATATATACGTGCTTGAGCCTCTCGAAGCAGCTATGACAGGGGTTTTTACTTTAGGCTTTCTAACAGCTTATTGCGTAATGTATTCCTGCAAAATCGCCTGTAAGCTCTCAAAGTACTTTAAGGGAATTCAAAAATAATTCTGGATTTCCTTTTCCAGTGCCCGTATTATAAGGGGGTCATGAGTACAACAACACTAGATAAGTTCGTTGCCCAAAGCAACACCATCCGCCAGACGCTCCAAGGTTATAGCTTGGTTCCTCTGGATATCGAAAACATCGAAAAGAACGGAAACAGCTTCTCCTATAATGGGAATCGTCTTCAGCCTGAATCCTTAAAGAGCCTTATTAATGTTCTCGGAGTTAAGGAAGCTCTTGTGAACGAGATCAATGATGATAGCTCTCAGTGGGCTCCTCTTCATAATGCTCTCTCCAACATCAGGAAGAACAAGCGTGTGACGGCTGTCCTTAATAGCTCGGATAACTCGATCAATAATATCTTTGATCGTCCTATCAAGGAAGAGCGTTCGGTTGACCTCACCAATGGTCTTCGCTATACAGAGGATTATCTCCGTCAGAACGAGAACAACCTCGAGTTGAGGGATTTCTATTTTGATCCTACGAACATTAGTATCGCTATTAAC